ATGGGGAAGGCGATGACTGTCTCTGATGGGCATACCGACGAGAAAAAGCTCTATGTCTCTAAAACGGTGACGACCGCCATACTTCTGTTTTGCTTTGCCCTAGCCATTCGTCTCTTGGTTCCGTATGCGGAGTGGAACCTAGATGCGAACCACATCATGCAGAATGTGATCTATTCATCCCTGCAGGGCATTCCAGCCAGTGGGTATAGCCTTCGATACTGGTTTCAAGACAACCTATATCAGTGGTGGCTTGAAGCGATCTATCCGGTTCGCGAGTTCGCCAGCCCGTTGAACGCGATCTCCATGCAAAAAGGTGTTCTTGTAGCTAGCCTGCTCCCGAAGATATTGGGTGCGCTAAACATTGCGCTTATGTTTTCTTTGTCACTGGCGATAGGCGCAGATCGAAAAGTCAGCGCTCTCGTTGCATTTATCTATGCTATTACGGCTCAGCATGTGGTGATGTCGACTATCGTGGAGCGCCAGATAATCTCGCAATCGCTGCTGCTCATCTCATTTCTTATGGTGGCGACCGCTCCGACCCGGCTATCTGTTCGATACCTGACCTACGGAATTGCGATCGCCGTCAATGTGTTCGGTGTGGCTTGTTATTCGCCTCCTATTATCTTCTTGCCTTTCCTGCTCGCATTCATCGTGACATTCGAGTTTCGGCAGCGATCAGCAACGAAGTCCAGGATCAATGCCATTATCGCCCTAGCGTGCCTCTATCTGGTCGCGGACCTTTTGGTATTTCTACTCACGGGCGCATCCGTTCTCAGCGTCTTGAAACAAGCTGTTGTGAACTTTCTGTTTTACGCCAACCCGACATCGAATGATGAGTTTTCTAAGCTTGACCAATCCCTGATTACTGCGAATGCCCTGTGGTTTTTCGGCAACTTGTTTCAGTGGTTACCATACCTCCGGGAAGACAATTTCTCTCAGATTTCCTACTGGTCATTCGCACTTTCGGCTGTCGTCGTGTCGTATTGTTTCTACTGCGCGACAGCATCCATTATCGAATTCGTCGCAACAATAGCAAAAGACCCTAGCCTCTTTTTTGCAAGCCGCCCGACAAAGATCGCTCTTCTTTCGGCGGCGTTCTTCACCGGCATAGTTTTTACGCTAGCAGTTCGTCACGGCAATCAGACTGAATTTTACATCATGCCATATACCTTCATCATCCCCGTCGTCTCGGAGCGCCTTTCACGTTCACTCGCAAAATCCATTGTGGCTTTGAGTATCTGTGCCGTGCTCATCGCAGCGACCTATTTGAATTATCCGTTCTTCGGAATGAGTATGGAGGCTCGCAACTCATACATAGCCTCCAACGCAGATGCCATCCTGCCAACGATGGTTATGAAGCCAGAATTGTGAAACTCAAGTGTTGGAAGGCCACGGCAACGCATCGATTTCCTCGATTGAGGAGATCGCTTCCGATCTTATCAATCCGTCAGCGACCTCTTCAACGTCGAACGAAGCCTGTACATGGGCGCCAACGGCGAGAGCTGCGGACTTGATATCAGCGGATGATAATGTCATCCAACCTGACATTGCCTTGAACTTGGTCGCCGGTGCACCAGAGTTTACCACGAAGGAATATGCATTAGCGATCATCGACTGACTGTTCCGGCTTGTATCCATCCTCGCGCCGTTCACGACGATTCCCCCTGTTTCGATCTCGAAACGCTTTATCGCAGCATAGGCCAGTAACTCGACCTTTGTGGGGAGCGCAGTTTCTGGGGCTTTGAAGTTCTTCCCGTCATAACCCCACCCCGGAGATACATTGTCCGCGCAAGTTTTTAACTGCACTGCGATGTCGGGGTGGAATGCGTCAGTAATTTCTGTACCTTTGTCGAGCTTCACAACCTCGATCACGGCTCCTTCTTCTACGCGGGCAAAAGTAGGCATCACGCATCCTCCATATAGCCGTGGACTCTGGCTATCATGTTCTGATCTTCAGGGCTGTTATTTTGAAAATGACCCGTGACTTTAAAGCCAGCAGGAAGCCTTATCGGCGTCACATAGTGACGAACCGGGAGATTCTCTCCCATGGTGGTGATGCTATCGAGCACCAAGTATGAGTTTCGCCATGTTCCGTCCTGGGATGGCCTGCGAACGCATTTGGAAACGAACTCAATGTCGGTGATAAACATCACCTTTCCCACTGGAACGGTAACCGGAAAATTCCACTCGAAGATCGGGGACCCATAGGGTCCAAGATTGTCGATCGACACATTCCCCCCCGGAGGGGCTGTTGACGTTTGGGACCGAAGCACATGTTGATATGGAAAAAAAGCGCCCATTATCTCATCCCGCAAAATATTCGATGATAACCAGGCCGGCGGCACCTGCGCCACCGGAGTAATTCATGGCGCCACCGCCGCCACCGCCGCCGGGTGATTGGCCGTTTGCGGGCTGACCGGATGAGATACCGCCACCAGGGCCGCCGCCAGCAGCCGCAGCGCCACCGTTACCGCCGATCCCTGCGTTCGCATTATTTATCCAAGAACCGGACGAACCTTGACCGCCCGTCGCCTGCCTATGCCCACCAAATCCATTGCCTCCGGGTCCACTGATGCCTTGTGTCCCGTTTGTTGCCCCCGCGCCCCCCGTCCCGCCTGTCGCAGATACGGATGCTCCGAATGAAGAACTCCCACCAGCAACACCATTTTGTGCAGACGAATTGAGGCCGCCCCCGCCTCCAGCACCGACAACGACGGCAACGGGTGTGCCGGGAGTGACCGAGACATAGCCTTCAGCGTAACCGCCGCCACCACCGCCGCCTGCCGCGCCGGTTGTCTGATTGCCGCCACCTCCGGCACCACCACCCCACACGCGGACAAAGACTGATCGGACGTTTGCAGGTGGCAGCCAAGAGAACGAACCGGCCGTGCCGTAGGTTGCAATTGTGCTGCCCTTGTTGAGGCGCTCTTGCAGCATGGACGACGAAAAGGCGATCTGCATGGCGGTGCCGGTATAGACGAGCTGAACGATCGCACCTGCCGGCAAATCACCAGCGGCAGGATCACTACCATTGTCGAGCTTGATCGGAACAGCGCCCAGGCCATTGATGTTCAGTGTGCACGCGCCGGTGTTGGCGGTGGTGATAAGTAGACGGATCGGCGCGCCTACGAGACTGACGAGGGAAAGCGGTGTTGGCGTCAGGGTCGCTGTGAGCGCGTTTGCCGTACCGCCTGCAACGGCGAAATTCCACTTGCCCGACTGTGCATCGAGCGCGAGCTTTTCGATGTACGTGCCGGCGATGCGCTCAAAAACGCGACCGTCCGGCAAACTGATGCCGTGGCCGTCAGGCGGCGTAAGGTATGTCCAGGCAGAACCGGTCCATTGCGCGATTTTGCCGGCATTCGCGGCCCATATGCCCGTTGCGCCAACGGGGATAAGGTATGTATCACCCGACGCGGGCGCTCCGGGCGCACTGGAGAGGGTCATGGACATGACGGCGACCCAGCGGCGACTGCGGCTTCCTGACGCGAGACCAAGGATTTGCAAGGCCTGCCAGAGTTGCGTCCAGTCGGCATCGCTCGGGTTCAAACCCGCTTCCGTGATGACCTTCAGGATTTCTTCCTGAATCATGTTCAGAAAGAGGGCTGTTACCTCTGTCCCGGCAACGCCGGCGGGCAGGTTTTCATCGCGGAAGCCGCGTCGGCCGCCGCCGATATCGATAGTGTCAGCGCCATTGATGCGATCCATCAGGCTTCTCCATACTTAAAAACAAGATGAGTGTGAGCGGGCTTGTAGCGGCGCAGAACGCATTCGATCGCCGAGATTTCGAATGCGCCGAGGCGATGCCGTGCACGGCTTGCGCCCGCCCGGAAATTGATAACGGTGACGAGACCTGGAATGTTGACGCGCCAGACGAATTGCGACCCTTCAGGCCGCAACCGCTGACCGGCCCGCAAGACGCCAGCCCGCGAGGGCCAGAACTCCTCAATCGTGATCGTGACGCCCAGCGCTGCGGCAACAGACACGAAATAGGGGATCGACTGCCCCCCTCGGGCGGTCCAGCGCTGGAACGCGAGCAACCGCCGCTGTTGGACCGTGAGGCCGCCGCTGTCGCGCCCGCACGGGTCGGGTCCAAGGCAACGCTCGAAATCGGAAAGCAGCTTGTCAGCCAGACGAGGGTCCGTCTCATTCATCATCGCCTCGGCCGCAGCCTCGGCATCCGCGATGGCATCGGCGATCGCGCCGAGGATCACGCCCATGACACCACCGCGATAGCGGAGCGCCCAGCCGATCGGCAGCTTCGAAAACAGGCTTTGAAGGATCGTTGAAGAGGTCCTGGACATGCTTCAAAGGCCCCTTAATCCAGCCAGGTGATGGCGGTGGCGACAGGGCATTCCTTGGTGCCGAGCGTGTATCTGGCGGCAGGAATGGTCAGATCATGCGAATACTCACCGTCTGCGGCGGAGATGGCTTCAGAGATGCGAGATGGTTCGATAGCCGCGCCGATCGGGCTTTCATTCTCCATGTCGTCATCGTCGCCGATGGTCGCGATGAAGCGATCATAGGCAAGCTGCACCGCTGCCCTGGTCAAGATACCATCAGGGCGAAGGCGGACGCTGACCGGTATTGCTACCAGCTCGGCCGCAAGGGGGATTACCCGCGCTGTGACCGGCCGGACGCCGGTCTGGCTCCCCTGTGCGCCGAGATAGTTGCCGATCGTGGTCAGCTCCAGTTCCGTTGGGACACGCGGCGTACCGTCATCGTTCTTCAGGGCGATGACCAGACCTATGGAACCACGACCTATCCAGTCTTCCACGACCTTGATTGCATAAACGTTCGCGACGTTGCCAACCCACGCCCGATAGTCCGGGGCAGAGCCACCCATTGGCGGCTCACGGATGCGCTGAAGGTAACGCACCTGGACTTCTTCCGGTTCTTCATCATCAGCGCCGCCCGCAAAGGCGGTCGCGACCGTGACCTTCGAAATCTCCGGATATGTCGCAAGCGTCGAAAGCTGGACACCGCTTTCCAGATTGCCGGCGCTTCCGGCCGTGACCGCCTCGGCCGTCACGGTGACCGTGCCGCCGGGCGCGATCGTGCCGCCTGCGGTGGTGACATATGTGGTCGAAGCGGTCGATGCCAGGACAATACCGGAGGCGAGTATGGTTCCGGCAATACCTTCGATCGTGACTGAACCGACCGCTTTTTTCGCTGGACGCGGATCGGTGCCCCAGATGTTGGCGTGACGAAGGATCATGGTTTCGTTGTCGGCGCTGTCCGGCATCCATTGCCGCGCCCACCATGCAACATGGTCATGGGTTTCGCGAACCTCGGGTGCTACCGCGCTCCAGATAACGGCGAACATTCCCCGTGCCGAGCGGACGGCGCGGGAAATCGCCTTCACATCCGCCTGGGGGTAGATGCCGAGCAAACCGACTTCGGCGGCTGCGGCGATGCGGGAAAAGATCGTTTTGGCAGCAGGGACAGGCCAGACCATTACGCCACCTTCCGCGTCAGTTCGAGCGTCACATCTTCGACCAGGACGCGATAGGCCAGCACTCCATCCCGAAGCCACCAGACTTCGATTTCTGCCGGCGTTCCGGTATCGGTCTCGGCCCAGCCAAGGCCCTCGGCGAGGTAGTATTCGGCGAGCTGGCGGGTGGTCTCGGTTTCCTTGGCGCGCTCCAGTAACCACATCTTGCAGCCCGCCATATCGCCGGCAGCATTGAGACCGTCGAGAAGCGCGCCACGGCGTTCGGAGAAGGAAATGGGGGCGAGAAACTGCGACCGGCCTTCCGGTAGTTCATCGTCCGGAGAGGCGCGGCGGTCGAGACCAACCGAAAGCAGGACCGGCGTCACCGGCGTTTCGTCCAGGACCAGATTGAATTCGTCATCGAGCGCCAGATCGCAGCAGCGCCGCGTGGCGTCATAGGTCAGGGCAAGGTCGAGAAATCCGGTCATGGCGCGAAATTATCGCGCGCGCGCAAGCCTGATCAGGCCCGCCGTAGTGGGCGGTCAGCCGCCCACCGGTACGTCCGTATCGCCAAGTCCCGGCACGACACCCTTATGCTTGTGGGTCTTGTCGATCACAACGCCGTCGTGCTTGATGCTGCCGCCACTGATGCTAAGCCCTGCGGCGTCCAGCGTCATCGTCACGCCGCCCACCTTGAAGGTGATGGAGCTGGCCGCCTGCACATCGATACCGCCGCTCGCCTTGACGATCATGCGATCGCCGAACTTGTTGCCGATACCGACATCGCCCTTGCCGAGGCCGCCGATACGTTGCGACGGATTGGCAAGAGGCAGGATGACCATGTCGCCTTCGTCGCCGCCGATCGCCAGCGCCACACCGACCGCGCCGTCGTCGTCGGGAACCGAGAGCAGGCCATAGGGCAACATGACTTCAAGATCGTCGCGCCAGACGCCTTCCGCCACCTCGGCCGAGGCGGTCTGCATTTGCCCGTCATCCTTGATGTCCCGCACGGTCACGCGACGGATGAGGCCGCGCAGCTTGTTGACGATCTCGCTCATAGCGCCTCGGCCTTTCCATCGAGCGGCCCGGAACTCTTTTTCGCGGCCTTGCCCTTTCCGGCCTTGTCCGTCCGGCGCTTGCCGACAGGCTCTTTGTCGAAGGCCTCGGCCGAGCAGACGGAAATATCCGTGGTGATTTCGTCGGCCTCGGCATAACGCACGGCCGAAATCAGCAGATCGCGCTCGATGCCGAGGAAGGCATCGGAGACGGCCACCTGCTGGTTGACGGTCCACAACTCGCCGTTCACCTCGTGCCCCTTGACCGTATAGGTCTGCTCGTCACCTTCGGCGCGGGACGTGCGATTGCGCCAGTCGGCTTCGTCCTGGGCGCTGACCGCGCCTGCCTTGCTGCGGGCGAGATGGACAACCGGACGGTAGCGCTTGATTTCGTCATCGGATGAGGTTCCGGTGGCAACGGTGCCTTTCCGCTCGCGCTCGCGGGCCGAACCGTCACCATCGTTGCGGTTGTCCGCGCCGATCGGCTCGGCCGTGGCATCGAGGGCGGCGGCGCTGCGGGCTTTGCCGGATCGTTCCGACTGACCGCGCACAACGGTCTTGCTATGGCGGTTTGCCGTGCTGAAATTTGCCTTGATGCCGATCACGTTCCCCGGAAGATTAATCCCATCGGGTGCGCGGGTCTTGCCCGTTCGGGTGATAACGATGTTGCCGACACCATCCGAAAGGATCAGGACGCTTCTTTGCCGCGATCCTTTCTCGATCGCAGAGAAGGCAGTTTCGCCAAGGTCGATCGAGTAGCGGTCGAAGGTCTCGCCGGTGTCCACTTCGGTCCGGACCTTCAGGCCGAACGGCTCGGCGATCTTGGCGGCTGCGGCCTCAAGCTTGACGCCCTTCAGCTCGGCCGGACCTTCCGCCAGTGCCGAGCAGTCAATGAGATCGCCGGTCTTGTCGCGGCCGGAGATCGTTACAGAGGCGTTGCCAGGGCTAACATCCGGAGCGACAGTTTCGACATGGCCGATCAGAACCGTCCGCTTTCCGATCATGATCTTTGCCTGCATCTGAGGGTGAAGACGCGGCAGGTTCGGCATCGAGGCGAAAGGGAACGTAGCTTCAGACGCCTCGCCATCACGAAACGTGAAGCTGAAGCTGCCGGAAAAGTCCTTCAGGTCGCGGGTGACTTCACCCGATGTCCACTGATCATAGGCCGTGCCATCGAGAAAGAGCCTGATGCTTTTCGCCATCAGCCACGCTCCAGGAACTCGATATCGCCGGCCGGCAATTGCGCCGGGTGCGATGGATCATTGCGCGCGACAATATCGGCATAGACGGTTTCGTGCAGTGCCGGCGTATCGCCGGAAAGATGCTGCGCAACCAGCCATGCGTCGGCATCGCGATTGACCGACAGGCGGCGCACGGACGGCAGGCGGCCGATCACCTCGTTAAGATCGGAGACGATTGCGGCCGTAAGCGATCGCGCAGCAGACGAGAGCGCCGAACTGGCGGCCTGCATCATGTCCGGGGCTTGCTGCTCGACCTGATCGACGAGCGAGGCGAGCACCGAGGTCATGGCGGCGCGGTAACGGAGCGCTTCCTGCCGTGACACGAAATCCGCATAGGAGGATTGCTCGGCCGTCGCCGCAAGGAACTGTCCAGCCGCGCCAGACAGCAGCAGCGCATCGATCGCGGACGGTGCCTTGCCCGCTTCCGTCAGCAGTCCGGAGGCGATGGAAAGACCGGCGCTCATCAGCGCCTGGGCGCTGGGCGTCGCGTTCACCGTTGTCGTCGCAGGTGCGACGGCCGGAACTTCGATCGTCTGGGCAATGACCGACGCGGCCGAGCTGGCCCAATTATCGAACGCCACGGGCGAGGATGGCGACGACCCTTCCAGCGCCGAGCGTATTTGGCTGACGGCCGATCGTGCGTCTGGACGCGCCGTTATGGAATCGGCGACCGAAGACGTGACGCGCCGGCTGCGAATGGTCGCTGCGGTTCTGGCGCTGGATATGACCGTCAGCGCGATCGAGGCGGCAAGCGAGGTCACGGCGCTGGTGAAGCTGATGAGCGCCGAGGGCAGAAGGCCACCGGAGAAACCGGAGGCCGAAGACGATGGTGCGCGCTTGAACCGGGCCGAGACCCGGATAACCCGCAGTTCCCGTTCCGAAAAGCGGATTTGCGCCGGCTCTTCCATGATGACCTGCATCGGGCCAAGCCATGGGTGAATGAGCAATGCAGGACCTGGCGTCTCGAAGGCTTTGGCGAGGAGCCGAGCACGCGTGCGATAATCGTCACCGACATAAAGCGCCTCGATACTGATGCCGGAAGGCCCTACGCCGAAATCGTCATAGGCAGCGGGATCGACGCCGGGAAACAGGTATTCGAGAACCCGCCGTCCATGGTCGCTCGATACATCGACGATGGAGAGCGGAATGCCGCGATAAACACCCGGCAGCAATCCTTCAGCGGCATTGAGGCTGTCGAGAAGCATCAGGGCCTCCCGACAGCGCGGCCGGTGTTGACGTTCGGCGACGGCGACGTGACGGTCGTTGTCTGGCCGACAACCTTGCCGGGACCTTCGACAACAACCTTCGCTTCGGTGTTGACGTTGAGCTGCTGTGGTGCTGCCGGCGCGGTTGGCGACGCCTGTGCCGGCAGAACACCGTTCTGATTGGCCGGCAGCACGCTGTTACGGCCAAAGCGGGTCATGTTGCGCTGGCCGGAAACGCCGAGCGCGTTCGAGACGCTTTCAATACTGAGCGCATTCTGCACTCTCTCAAGCGCCGACGCGACGCTATTCCACGCCTCGGCAATTCCCTGGGGAACAAGCGCGCTCCAGTCGATGCCGCGATTGATGGCTTCCACCAGCGAGGCGATGCCGTTCACGACCCACTCGATGGCCTTCGCAACGTCTTCCAGGACCATGACTGCCGCCAGTGCTGTCTTGCCAGCGAGATCACCGAGGAACGACATGATGCCGGAAAGCATGCCGGTTATCTTGCCGCCTTCGCCCAGGCCAACAAGTTCCCGGATCGCCGTAGCCAGACGCATGAAACCGTTGGCGATGCCGCCAATCGCTTTCAGCGTGCCGCCCGCCGCTTCGCCGATCGGCTCCAGCCACTTCGCAAAACCAGAGCCGAAATCCCGGATCATTCCCCAGGCCGTGGCAATGCCATTCAACGCGGTATCGAGGACGCGGAACGCGCCGAGCTGGACATCGCTGATCGTCAGGCCGGAGAAGTCGAACTGGAGATCGAGGCCGCGCATGAAGCCGGACACGAAGGTCTTCAGGTTCTGCCAGCCGGCCGTCACGTCCTGAAGCGCTCTGCCTAGGCCGGAACGGATGATCGGGCCGAAGCGGTTGACGATCGCGGTTCCGACCGTCATGGCGTCGGCATAGGCCTTGCCCATGCGGTTCCACAGTTGCGACAGGCGCGGCGCATAGCTTGACCAGTTGCGATAGACGTAGACGCCAGCGGCCGCGATGCCGGCGAGCGCGATGCCCACCGGGCTGAACAGCGCGGCCAGAACCGACAGGCCCGCGCCGATCGCGGGCAAGACCACGCCGAGAACGCCGAGGCCGGCCGCCGCCAGGACAGCCACGCCAGCAAAGGCGAGGCCCTGCTTGACCATGCCGCCAGTCGCGGTGTCCAGCTCGCGCAACCATTTGAGGCCGTCCATCAGATAACCGTTGATCGCCGGCATCCAGGTGCCGAATGCAAGGCCCACTTCGCGGGACGCCTGCGTGCCGATTTCGCGGAAGATGGTGAGCTGCCGATTGAGGCCCTGCATCTGGGTTTCGAAGTCGCCATCGATGGCGCTGCCGGTGGCCTTGGCCACCTCATCCTTGATCGACTTGTATTCGTCGATGTTGCCGAGCATCGGGATCAGGAAGTCCATCACCTGCATGTCGGAGAACAGCTCGCCAAGTTTGCCAGCGCCATAAATCTTTTCGAGCTGCTCGCGCACGGATGCCAGTGCATCGGCATCGGACATGCCGGCATCCTTCGCTTTCTTCATCAGCCCCTGAATTTCCTTGCTGGAAACGCCGGTCAGCTTCGTGATCTTCTGCACCACGGCTTCGATCGGATTGATGCCCTTCGTGACCGCATCCTGCATCACGCCCTGGATATCGACGCCCATGTCGGCAAAGTTCTTGACCGTGGTCGGGGCTAGGATTTTCGAGAGGAAGTTTTTTAGATTGTTGGCGGCCTCGGCCGGATCGGACGTTCCCTTGCGGGCGATCTGGAGGGCAGCGCCGAGGAAGTTGATTGCTTCGCGGCCGGTCACGCCGAACTTTGCCATCTGCCCGGTCAGTGTCGGGAAATAACGCGACATGTCCTTCAGCTCGAAGGAGCCGAGCTTGCCCGCCGTTACCAGCGCTCCGAGGGCATCATCCAGTTGATCGGCCGGAAGCTTCAGCGTGGTGAGAAGCGACGTGGCGACGGACGCCATGTCGTTCATCTCGGCATTGGCGGCGGTGGCGGCACGGCTGATCGATCCGATCGAGCGGTCTACCAGCCCGTTATCGACGCCGGCCGCAATCATCTGCCCAGCGCCTCGGGCGACGGTATCGGAAAGCTGACCGACATCGAGGGCGAGCTGCTCGAATTTTGCTTTCGACTGATCGACGAACGCAAACGCCGCCTGTCCCGTCAGATTTGACGTTCCGGCTATGTCGATCAACTGCTGCTGGAAAGCTGCTGCTTCCTGCATGGGGCCGAGGAAGGAAATACCGGCAACCGCCGCGCCGACGATACCGATCTTGCGGGCGGCGCTGGAAATGCCATCAAGCGCGCCTCTAAGACCGCGCAAAGGCCCACTTAAAAGGTCCCTGAGACGGACGATGACATCAAGGTTCATGTTCCGGCTGGCCATCATCCGCCTCGCTTGAGAATAAGGCGGAAATTCTCACGCGCGCGCGAAAAAGATCAGGCCCGCCGTGGCGGGCGGGCCTGATTAAGTTTCGGAGAGTTCGCTAACGCTCTTTCGATATGCCATGATGCAGTTCCACCAGAACCGTATCCTATCGATCGTCATGGCCTCGATCTCGTCTGCGCTGAAGCCGGAGCCATCAGCGAGACCCCCGACCATTATCGGCCAGTCTTCGGACCACTCGTCAAAAAAGTCTCGATGATCCTCCCGCCGTCCGCGATATCGACGCCGTCCATCAAATCGAAGAGTTTGTCCATCACCATTTCGGAAATCCGGGTCGAGCGCGCAAAGGTAAGGATCGACGCCTTCGCATCGCTGGTTGCCTGAATGGCCCGCAGGTCAGCACCGCGAAAGCGATGGAAGACCAGCTCGGTAAAAACGCGTTCCCTGATCTTGCCGTCCTTGCGGGTGGTGAGCGTTACGTTCTCAAACAGCGGAAGCGTCACCGAGCCATCTTTGTTCTTGCGGGCGCGTTTGGGCAATTTGGAATCGGTGCTGGCGTCTTCGTCGATGATGTCGTCAGCGACATCGGTGCTGGCGTCTTCGTTGATGACGGTTTCCGTGCTGGAAGCAGCATCGCCATTCGGCTCATCTTCATCGATATCGATTTTGAGGTTCTTTGGAGTACCCATCAGAGAATTTCCTCGGGCGCGGATGCCGCCCACTTGAGTTCGATCTTGCCGCCTTCGCCGCCGGTCATCTCGGGGATATCATCCACGAGGAAGGCATCATTGAAGACATACGTCTGGCCGGTGTCGCAAAGCACCTGCAGTTCACCTTCGCCGGGGTCCCAGAGGTTGCCCCAGCGCTGACCCTTTTCGAGGTTGGTGGTGGCGGTGACCTGCGAACCCTGAAACTCCTGGGCGCGGCCGACCTTGCGGCCATATGTCACTGCGTTGTTCTTGATGCCGCCGATGCGCAGTTTTGCGCCCTTCTCGACGGGGAGGTTTCGCCCCCGCCAGACAATATCGACGATGCCCAATACCTGTGTCATCGCTTAAAAGCTCCTGTTAAACCTGAAATTCGAGACGGCCGGCAAAGACCATGAGATTGCCGACGATGACCACCTGCTGGCGGCTTTCCAGCCGGTTGCGATCGTCCGTAGACCGCTGGAAGACGCTTTCCCGGAGCGTGCGCTGCACGTTCTCGATCCAGACCTTTTCGCCATAAAGCTTGCACCGCGCCGCCCAGGAGCCGGCCATCCGCTTCGGCGTTACCACGGCTGTGCCGGGGTCCTGGTCATTGTCCTGGCGGGTGGCAAAGGACGCATCACTGTCGTCATCCACAAGCTTGGAGCGCGGATACATCAGATTGATGTAGACAGACCAGTCATAGCGGATGCGGCTCATGGTGACCGGCACCATGATATCGAGCCAGGCGCGATCGGCGATGTCGAGCGTCGTCTTCTTGTAGGTCGTAATCATGCGCGAGATCGTGACCGCACCGTCCGACAGGCAGTCGAACGTGGAAATGCCGTTGCGCAAGAGCAGATCGTTTTCCTCGTCCAGGAACTGATCCACCTCGGCCGGCGCTTCGACACCCGGCAGAACGAGCGACTTCAGCTGACGGGCTGGGTCGTTGGTCAGATGGAACGACGCGATGCCCATGGCCGAGGCGGCCATCGCCCACGACGGCGTCGGGCTTTTCTTGAGGCCTGCCGTTGTGAGGAATGGCGAGTTCGTCAGATTGCCGAACGTGGTGAGCTGGCCATAGGTGCCACCCATGAACACGAAGCCATGGCAATCGAGCTTCGAGGTGGCGAGATAACGCACCCGCAGCCACTCGGCCGTCTTGGCAAGGTTGGTCGCATCCGACCAGGGATGCGTGAGCTTGGTTGCCCAGGTGCTGACGAGAAGATCAAGCGCCGGCTGCACGTCCGGATTTCCCGAACCGCCCGCCATGGCGACGACGGTGCAGGTCAGGCCGGCCGGAAGCGGCTGGGCCTTGGTATCGACGCGCAGATCGATCTCGTTGCCAACCTCACCGCCATGGCGAGACGTGACGGTCACGACACCGAGTGCGGCCGTCGCGGTCACGACCATGTCGAGATCGGCATTGATGGCGGCGGCTAGCTTTGTCGCCAGCGCAGCGACGGCATCGCTGGACAGCGCCGTCATCCTCACCTGTCGGCCGCCGATCTTGAAGCGCAGCACGACGGAGCTGGTGGGCGAACCCGCGAAGGTGAAGGTGCCAGTCGCCTTCAGCGCTCCGCCAGCGTCGGGGAGCGCGATCACGAAGAGCGGAGTGTTACGGTTCGCCTTCTTGAAATAAGCGACCTGTTCCGCCCCGATCGAGCCGCGGCCGAAGAGTGCGACCGCCTGGTCGGCGCGTGTCACTTCCTGTATCGCACCGTCAGCAAGTGTGCCGGTGGCAAGCTTCTGGCCGATGATAAACACCTTTTCGGGCCAGGGCAAAATGCCGACATTGCGATAATTCGGCCCGATCTCGATCAGGGTCGCGGGTTCGAGGCGATCGACGGGGATTTCGTTGAAATCCATTAATTGTCTCCTTCAGACTTTTTGGTCGTGGACCGCTTGGTCTCGACGGCGGTTTCGGCCGGGTCCTCGATCGGCGCCAGCGGTGGCGGATCGGACGATGCAGGCGCTGCGGGTTGGGCCGCGTCGGCGGGCTTCTCGATCAGATCGCCGTCAGCGATGCGCCGGCGCGTGAAATGCGTGTCCGGATCGGGCAAGCCTTCCTTCGGCCATTCGGAGCCGTCCGGAAGGTGGACCGTGCGGCCATCAGCCGCGATGAGTGTTTTCGAGGTGGCCATGGCCGGGTTTACTCCTGGGGTGGTTGAACTTCGTCGGAGACGGTTTCGGGCGAGCCGTTCACGGACCATGTGATGCCAAGCGCCTTGAAGTCGTCGGGCTGCATCTTTCCGGTCGCTGCGGCGCGGGTTGCAAAACTGAAGGTGAAATCCAGCTGGGCAATCGCGACATTGTCGTCGGTCCAGCCATCGGCGATGACGCTGTTGATCAGCGTGACATTGGTGACACCCTGACCCTCGAAGCTGACGCCCTGGAGAAGCACCGAGGCGACATCGACCATGGCGTCCATGCCTATGTCGTATTTGTCACCCTTAAAGCGCGCTTCAAGGCCACTCGAAACCCTGTTTATGAGGATGAGCCGCCAGAGCATGTTGCCCTTCAGCATCCGGCCGTTGTCAGGGTCCGGCTTCATGCCCGTCCAGGCGAGGCCGATGAAGGGCGACAGTTTGACGACGCGCTTGAACTCATCAAGGCTGAGAACCTGCGGCACCCGCTCGATCGTGAAAGGGTTCTTCGGAAAGGCGATCCGCAGCCGCTCGATAATAAGCGGCTCCTGGTTGCGGATCGGCATCAGGGGAAAGCTGTCCATCAGAAACCCCGCAACGTGTCGAAGGTGACGATGCGGTCACGGTCGGAAATGCGTGGCCCGGAGCCGACCGCGTTGCCGCCTGTCGGCGATGCCAGTTGAATATCCAGGTGCACGATTTCCTTGGCGACGTTCTCAAGCCACTTGATGACCTCGGCGCGGCCCTTGGCCATTTCTTCCGAAGGGCTGGAACGTTCGGTATCGGCCAGATCGTAGCGGGCGAGGATGCAGGTGGCGCGGACCACGTCCTGTGGCGGGTTTGCGATCGGCGTCAGGTAGCGGCCGCGAATGTAGCTGTTGATCAGCTCGGTGGCGTCGGTCAGCGCGGTGTTGACCTTTTCCACGTCTGGCGTCTCGGCCTCACGATCTTCCGGATTGGACAGGCGCACGATCTGCACCTCTCCAAAGCGGGCTATCATGTCTGTGACGGTGGCGTACATGGCAAAGTCTCCAGTGGGGGAAAGGCTGGCCCGAAGGCCAGCCCCGCAACGTTGGTTCGATCAGCAGTAAATCCAGCGGCGGTAGTGCAGAGACTGCCCGCTGGTCAGCCAGCTTTCGCGATAGACATGCTTCAGCTTGCCGATGATCTTGAAACCGGAGACCTTCGGCAGGGCGAGACGCGCCCAAAGGAAAGCTGCAGGTTTAGCCACGGCGTGCACCACGAAGCGCACGATGTTGAGGGCGAAGACGACAGTGTCCTGGGCGAACATCGAGAACGCTCTGATGCAGGCGAAGAAAGCGAGGCTGAAATAGCCGTAACGTCGTGTCATGCGGGTTTCCTCTTTGGGTTGGCGTCAGGTTTTGCCGCTGTTGCCGATGGCCTCTTTCGAGCCTCGTGCCATCGATGGGCTTCGGGGCGATTGGTCCGGCGTGTTGATCCGGCCCGCCAGCCCCTCGCGGCGCTCCCGTCAGGAATTACTGTTTGGGCTTGCCTTTACCGGCGTCGGCATTGGCCTCGCCAGCGCCGGCCGCTTCGGTGCCTGACTGCTGATTTTCCGTTGCAGGATCCTGCACAGGTTTTTGAGCAGCTTTGAGCGCGGCGACTTCGTCTTCAGCCGCCTTCAGCTTCTTGCCAATGGCGTCCATCGCGTTGTCGTGAGCGACCTCGATGTCGGCAAGCTTCTCGTTAACGGCTGTCGTAACCGCATTGTTGTAGCTTGCCTGCATACCGGCTGTGATGGTCTCGACCTGTTTTTTGACCTCCGCCGCGACAACCGCGTCGAACTCCGAACCGGAGAGTGCAGTCCCTCCGTCGCTGACTTCCTGCACGATGAATGCCGGATCGGCTTCGAAGGCCTTGATCTGGTCTTCCGTCCAGTGGCCGGATTCATAGGTAGCCTGGGCGGGTTGCTCGATACCGTTGCGACGAATGCCCGGTTTCGAGCAGATGATCTGGATTTTCGACATGTGTGGTTCCTTGGGCTTCGGGTTTCGGGAAAGCGGCAGGTGCGGCCGTTTTCCGGAAACCCGCCAGCAATCGGGAGGATGATTGCTGGCGGTCGATCGAGCGATGTAGCGTTCGACCGTTAGGGTCAGGCGAGATGCGGGACGGACACGACCGTCGCGGTCTTTGCCCAGACGTTGGTTTCACCGCCGTTGATCAATGCAGCTTCGACGATCTGTCGGGCCTGACGCTCCAGCGCTGGCGGAACGAGCAGCTTGGTCGGACGGATCGCGTTGATCTGGCCATCACGTTTGCGGATCGACTGCATGGCGGTGCGGGCGGCTTCGTAGTTTGCCTGCGTCAGTTCAAGCTTGGACTTGAAGGCCAACTGCCAGAGGCCAAACCCGGCGTTGCCACGAGTGTCGGCGCCCCAGACATATTCATCACGCCAGAACACATTCGGGTCAGTTTCCGAAAACAGCTGGGTGAGCTTCAGCGCCTTTCGGGACTGCCAGATCATCGGCTTGATGACCTGCGTGTCGTCGATCAGATACCAGGCAGGCTGGGCACCGGCCGCGTAGTTGGCAACCGAGATCGCGTTACCCTGTTCATTGTAACCGGGGTGGTCGGCATCGAAATAATACTGGCCGTCATAGCAGAGTGTGGTTTCACCCTTCTTGAGCAGCGGCCATACGAGCGTGTCGGGGAAAGCTGCGCCGTCCTGGCCGTACTGTGCGGCGATCGGTGTGAATATGCCGACCTGGTCATCTTCGATCTGCCGCTTCTTGATGGCGATCGTCTTTTCAAACGAGCGGTTGGTGATTGAGTAAAGCGAAGCACCGACATCATGAGCAACACGATTGCCGATCCATTCGCGGAAGCCGGGCAGTTCGTCCAGGCGCGGGTACTCGTTCGCGAAAGTCGTGGACCCCACGGTCATCGCAATGGTGCTGTAGAACGTCTGCGTTGCCGCAAGCGACTGATTGAAGATGGTCGAGAGCGAGGTGTAGATACCTCGAAGATTGGTGGCGTTAATGTCCATTTCTGCCCCTTAAAGCGTCTTGAGCCAGACGCCGTCCGCGTCGATGGCATCGATTGTGCCAGCCTGGAGCAGAGCGCCCGCTGCCAGCGTGAAGGTGTCGTCGGCCGAGGCGTAGACCGGCTTATTGATATCGGCAGGCGTTGCGCCAGCGAGCGGGATGTTGGTCACACCCTTTCGGGCATTGATCAGCTTGTCGCCGGTTGCGCCGTCGCGGTTATCGACAGCTTCCTCGGCAAAGCCGATCAGCGCCACACACGAGGCGTGGGCGGCCGGGACAGCGGCAAGAGCGGCAGTGACGCCGATCATCGTCCCGCCAAAGATGCGGACGCCGCCCAGAACGGGGTAACCGTAGGCGTCGCCCTTGCGCCATTTGCGGCGAATATCGGTGGTTGCTGCCATTTTACTGACCCTTTCCGAAGAGCGCCTTGTGCTCTTTCTTGAAGGCTTCCGGATCGACGCCCATCATGGCGGCGACGGAAAGCTCATCGCTGGTTGCGGTTTCACCCTCGGCGGGCAACTGGCGGCCGCCGAGGCCGCCGGCGTTGAGCGACGGCATGACCTTCAGCTCCGCTTCGACTTCGGTCGGGTTTTTCATATGGCGGGAAATGAAGTGCTCACGCAGCGACGGCACGATCTGCATCTTTGCGATCGCAGCGTCGATGACGGTGGTTGCCTTCTCTTTCGCGGAATCGGTGACGAGTGTTTCGACACGGGCATTGAGCGACTTGACCTGAAGCTTCAGGTCGGCGTTTTCCTGCTCGATGCCGTTGGCCGGCGTCGTCTTCGCCTGAAGGGCGGTCACCAGCGCGTCAGCGCCGACCGAGACTTCGACGCCGGCCACTTCCGCCAGCTTCGACATCAGGGCCGCATGTGCGGTCTGGGCAGAGTGAGCCGCAGCGATGGCCGCGGCGATCGCGGCCTCATCTGCGGTTTCCGGCAGGCCAAGCGCCTTCCGGAGAGCTTCCAAATCCATGGTGGTCTCCAAATTTTGAGAGTGAAGCGATTTCAGGTTGAGGTTGGGATCGTTGGTCAGCGCCACGCGCAGCAGCTTGTGAACCGCAAAGGGAGCCTTGGCGCTATGGGTGAAAACCGGGGAAATGTAGCCGTAGGCTTTGCCCTGCATCATCGTCAGCCCGTCAGGCGTCCATTCGACCTTCGCCCAGACGCCATCGTCTCGGCGCTCCAGCGCCGTGAGCCAGCCACGGGCGGGCGCGGAAAAACCCTGCTTTGCCGCAAGGTCGGTCGAATGGTTTTCATCGACCGGCAGCTTCTTGCCCTCGGCATTGAAGGCAGAGATCAGGGCGTCGACATTGTCCAGGACATAAGGGCCGCGACCGTCGACGCCGAAAAAACGGCCAGTCGGCAGGACGTGCAGCCATTCGGGCGCTGCGGCGGCCGACTGCAAGGCAACGATATGGGTCGAGACCGGCACAGCCGACGCCGAATGAAGTGCAACAACAGTGGTCGAGATCAGGTTTCGCATGGTCCGGATATGCCATGCGGGCAAAATTCAATTCATGCCTGCGCCTGCGGGCGGGCCTGAAAGAGAGGAAATTTTAGCGAGGGGAATAGCGAACCACAAAACCGAATACGGTCTCGGCGATCATCGCTTCGTCATCCGACGATATACCGAGGAAGGGACGTGCGGGCAAGGTAACACTGTCGGCTTTGATAAGGTTCCCGCCCATCCGGAACCAGAGATGCGTTGCCCGCACCGGCACGATGGTCGCGCCGAACTGGTGAGCGGCCGCGTAAATGAGATCGGTGCCCACCTGCACTTCGTCATTGCTGGCCTTGGCATTGATGCTGTTTCGCAGCCGTCCGCTTTCGGTCAGGATGCGGGAGTTCCGCTTGCCCTCGGCATATGCCGTGTTCAGGGCTTGCCACGCCTGGCCGTCCGGATCGGTCTGGGTGACGAAGCGCATATGGGTCGAGCCGACAAGCCCTACGCCGATCGCGCGCATGACCGGCGTCGTGTCCGTCATCAGGCCTTCGAGCTGGCGAAAGCCGCGCCGGACTTCCGAATTGAGAACCTGTGCCGTGATCGAGATCGATGCGCCGCTCATATTTGCCTTTCGGCCCGAACGGCCTTATATTTATCAGTGACGCGCCGAGCAGGAAGCACCGCCTTCAGGTGGTTTGGGATCAGGCGTTTTCCGGCCCCCCGGCGCGTCATTTCCAGTCCACCCCGAAATTTCTCAGAATGTTGCGCCGCTCGGTACGCCGTAGCGATGTCAACCACACTTCCTGACGCTTGTCCTTTTTCACGACCTTGACGGCGGCGTGATACAGCTTGCCATCATATTCCCCGATGAATGCCGGACGCCCGTTCCTATCCCGGAGCAGCTTTCCACCCTTGACGAGTTGCCCTGGCAAAACGCCGTAACCGTCCGGGGTGATCGTGTCGTGGTGCATGTGGCTTCGGATCGTGTCTGCCGACAGGCGAATTTCCGTGCCGGCTGCGACATCGAGGGCGGCACCTGTTGCCTTGTTTGCGGTTGCGACCGGCGTCCAGCTGCCATCCGGCCACTTGCCCTTCAGTGCCGATCGGACAAAGGCGGCAACCTGTGCCTGGTCAGCACTGACAGCCTGCGGACCAGGAGCAGTTTGCGACAGCCAGGCAGCGCCCGGATTGTAGGCGAAGGACGGATCGATGCCCCTCGGCTGATCCGTGCCGAGCTGGTCAAGGTTGGGCGGGGTGTCGGGCTTGGATTTGCCGAGGCGGCGAAGACCAGGACGAGACACCGGCGTTACGAAGCAACCGCACCGATAGCCGTTCGGCGGGTACATTTTCGCCCAGACCGGATCGGTGGCCTCGTAGCAGTCGCCGTCCCATGCCTTGTGCTCCAGTCGCGGATGGATCGCGCCGGAATGGTTATACATCCAGTAGGGAAATGCTTCGAGCGTTTCCGGAGCTGTCATCTGGGCGTAGCGGCCGGCTGCATAAGCGGTGCTGAGGTTGGTTTCGAAGATCAGCCGCGAACGCCAGCCGCGTGAACCATTGTACTGCCAGCCATGGCGCGCGACGATCGCATCGAAGTCAGCGCGGAAATCTTCGAGCGTCAGTCCCTGTTCGGCCGCCTTGACGATCGCCGCCTGAAAATCCTCGACCAGCGCTTTCTTATTTGCGCCGGCCACCATGAACATCTTGGAATGTGCCGCGTCCCAGACATCGCGGTGGCTTTGCGTCGGGACCGCCGCTTTCTGGCGAAGGAAGTCGATCGCCTCATCAAACGGCAGATTGATCGCGCCCACCGTCGTCGCCATCAGAGCAACGGCCAGCCGCTTAAAAGTTGAGGCATTTTCAAAGGCCGTGGAAGCGTTTTTCGGGCCAGAAGCTACGGACGCCGCAAAAAGCCCCCTGAAGCGCGCCAGCGGGCCTCCTGTCATGATTGCCTCTTAAGGTCATCGATGAGCGCGGCCTGCCCGATCAGGTGCGCCATCGTCATGGCGCGCGCCATGGCTTCCGCGAGATCCTCCGCCGACAGATCGAGATCCGCGAGTTTGCGGGCGGCGTCGCGGAGATCCGTGGCGGAAGACAGGATCTCGCGGACTTCATCGATCATGCCGTCCATGGCGGCCGCTGCATCCTTCTCCAGGCGATCGGTCAGCTTTTCGAGCAGGTCGGGTTCCTCGCGGGAATGCGCCGACGCGAACAGCCGGTCGAGGCTTTGCTTTGCGGTCGGCGGTTTTGGCTGCGGTTTGTCCTCGGGCGGAACGACGGGCGTTGGCCTGCCGCCCACCAGCTCGGCACCATCCTTCGGTGTGGGAATGCCAAGCCGGTCACGCATGAACGAAACCTCGGCGGTCAGGCCATGCGGTGCCAGCTTCTCGAAGGCCTCGGCAAATTCCTTCAGCGGCACTTCGTCCGGACGGCCGATGTGGATTTTGGGATATTCGTCCTGGGGGCCGAAATTGAATGCAATGATGTTCGGCACGAGCTGAGCATTTAGCGTGTCGGATGCGTCAAGCGCATCAGAGCGTTCGATGTCTTCCTGGACGAGGCGGTGCTCCTTGGCGACGGCATGGCCACCGGAGACGGCGTCTGTCGTTGTCGTCTGGCCGAGGATCAGCTTGGAGACCTCGCGGTTATGCCAATCGGCCCGCCGCTCATACATATCCGTCGAGCTGCTCTTCGAACCGACTTCCTGAAATTCGATCAGCATCTCGCGCGGGATGATCGCGGCGCAGTCGCCGGCGATGCCTGACACGGCCCGCCACAGGACATCCTTTTCCTGTTCGGTCGCGCCCCGGCCGTACTTGCCGATGCGGAGTGGCTGGCCGTAGTTCTGCATGAACACGGCCCAATCCTTGACCGTGAAGCTTTTGAACATCCAAAGCCAGACGGCAACACGGGCGATACCGGAGCGGATGGTCAGGCCTGATTTCGCCTTCGAGCGATGAATGATGAATTTATGCGGTGCCAGCGGTTCACCCGCCACCCCTTCGCGCAGAAGCAAGGTTTCGCCATCTGCCCGGTCGAAGGTGAACCAGCGCTGTGTCCGCCAGCTCAGGGCGCGCGGCAGAATATTGCCGTTCTTGTGGTGCCAGTCTGTCTCCAGAACGGAGATCGCCTTGCCGATCGCATCGAGCATGTCGAAGAGGCTGGAGCGCAGCACGCCTGTCTCGATCCAGTCCCGCAAAAACTGGGCGTGCTTCTGGTGTTCGGCGCTATCCGACGCCGAGGTGACAGTGATGGGAAGCTGTGCAACCGAACGCCGGCGCGTGGCGAGCTGCGCGAGATAATGGCTATCGCGTTCTTCGATGTCTTCGGCCAGCTCGAAATAAGCTTCCACTTCGCCGTTGTCGGCAGCACGCAGAATGGAGGCGAGCTTGATCGGCGTCATGCCATCGGCCGGGTGACCGGAAATCCACTGGCGGACACCGCCCACCTGTGCGCCGGCAACTTCTTCCATCAGTTCGGCCGCGCTGACGACCTTGCCGTCCTGATCCTTTATGGAGCTGGCGAGGTGACGAGAAATCTTCTGCTTCTTCTTTTTCGCCATCAGAGCGATCCTCTCAGGTAGACATTGACGGTCCCGCCTTGGCGGTCATCGTCATGCATCGGCGGGCCGCCATTGTGGCCCTGCATCGGATTGTTGGGTTTGCGGTTGGTCTCGTACTCGTAGGCGATCGCATCCTGGTTGGAGGCAAACCACGCCAGCGCCCCGGCCGGCGCGGTATCGCCGTGGCGGTCATAACCGTCAGCACCCTTGGTGGAATGTTCGTCCGGAACCTTGATGATGCCGTTGACATAGGCGAGCGCCTGGTGGTCGGCGAGAACATCCGCGTCATTCGGTAAAAGCAGGCTCTTGTCGACAAACGCTTCGATGTAACCGGGCATGTTGGCCGCGTACCATTTGGCGGATGTCATCACCTCATGGATGCACTCACCCCAGCGCTGGCGGGCCTTCTCGGCAAGGTACTGGCCGTTGCCTCGCGCATCGAGCGCGCCACCGATCAAGCGTGGAAGGGCATCGCCGATGTAGAAGAGGATGTCGCGCTGCTGGTCGAAGGGAATATTCTTCAGCTCGACGATCAGGCGGGCGCGACGGATAAGATCGGCCCCGATCTCGAGGACCACGATTGCCGTTTTGTCACCGGAGCGGGCAAAGTCCTCGCCAAAGCTATGTTCGCGGTCTTTGTCGAGCCGGTCTAAAAGCGGCTTCAAGAGGCCTTCACAGAACTCTTCAGCCTGTTCGGCGCGCTCGAAATCGTCAAGGTTCTTGAACTCGTCCGGTCGGTCCCACCGAATGACGGCCGGCAGATCGGCGGACATGCAGCGCTCGATCAGGACACGCGTGAGTGCGGAGCCTTCCGCCTCGGCCGGGATCGCGTCCAGCTCCTGTTTCATCTTGGAGGTGCGCGTGCCATAGGCCGAGCGGATTTTCGCTTCCCAGGCGTCTTCCTTCTCCTGCGACCATTCCTCGCCCTTGATCAGGCAGACGCGTTTGAACAGGCCGTTCTTGACGGCGTCGCCGAAGGTGAAGGTGTGGAAGTTGAAGCCGTTCTTTCCGGCCTCGGCTTCCTTGATCAGTTCGTTGAACGGGTTGCTGACGCCGTTGTGCGAGGAAATCACACGGACCTTGCCGCCCCAGATCAGAAGAGCCGCGACGGAATCAATGACGGCGCGAACATCGCGGTGGAATGCGGCTTCGTCGATGCAGACCGTGCCCTGAAGACCGCGAATGTTTTCCGGTCGGGAGGAAAGCGCCTCGATACGGAAACCGGACTTAAAGCGGATGATGTAGCTGGAGATCGCGTTCGTGGTGCCGTCGTCGCGCTGGTCGAAGAAAATGCCATCCTCGATCGTCAGCAGTTCCTTGGCGACGGTCTTTGCGAAATGCGCCGCATAGCCGATGAATTCCCGGCCTTTGGGCTTGGTGTCGGGAATATAAAAATAGTTCTGCCCGCCTGCTGACCGCTGGGCGGCGGCAATAAGGGTCGCGTCGAGCGCCTCGGCGAAAGTGATGCCCGTGCGTCGGCCCTTTGCGCAGCCCTTCAGGATGCTGTCGTCGGCAAGCCACTCGGCCTGGTGCGCCATAAGCACGCCCTCGGCCAGCGGGTCGAGATCGGTCGGAATATCGGCACCACGAGGCAATTCGACCGGCAACATGGCCGGATCGATCGGAAGCACTGGCGGGTCGGTCCATTTGCCCTGCGGCAAACCGGGCAAGGCTTCAGCCACGCTGTTCCTCCATGCACGCAAGACCGGTCCCTTTGCAGGACCGGCAATCGTTCTTCAGGTCATAGACGGTGCTGGAAATGCTGCCGTCGCGCCGGCGGTTGATCCGCCTGATGGCGCGGCCGGTGCCATCGCACCTTGTGCAGGGGTCTTTCGGAAGGGCGACGGTCATTGCTCGCCATCCTTCTTGTCAGCGTCCGGAGAGACCTCGGGAACCGATTTCGCCTTCGGCCGCACGCCGAGGAAGTCACGACGGGCGCGGGCGATGGCCTCTTTCGAAATGCCGGGTTCATTGGAAAGCACGTCCAGCGCCTGTTCCGCCTTGGCCTTCATGTCGGCCTCGATGCGGCGGACCTTCTCTTCAGCTTCCAGCTTCAGGCGGCGGTTCGACGATGCAACCTGGGCGGCCGAGGCAGCGCGCAGCGCGTTCGCTAGCTCCATCGCTCCCTTCGGCGAAATGCCCGCATCGCCGGCAGATTGCAGCAGCTCGAAAATCAGCGTCTTGATCGCCTCGGCCGCGATCAAGGTGAGATCGTCGGAACCGGCCGCATCCATGCGCTCGGAAATGGTGGCGGCGATTTCGCGCGTCTGTTCAAGCCTGCGCGTCATCTGCGACAGGCGGATCGCAAAGCGGTTGAAAGCTGAAAATGACGGAATGTCAAAATCGAGACCGATTTCACCCTGAAGTGCGATCAGCTTGGTTTTCCACTCGGCATAAATGTCGAGCTGGCTGCGATCACGGTCGGCAAGTTCCTGCGATGCCCAGGAGATCGCATCACTGCATTCCTCGGGCAGAAGATCGATTGCTGAAAGTCGGCCGCGTGCTTTTGCCATGTCAGGCACCCACGCGCGACGGACGCTTCACGCCCTCGATGGCGGACTGACGATCGACATGGCGACGGCCGAGATCGGTCAAGGAAGCAATCTTGATGCTGCCAGCGCTGACGACGACGACAGCGCCCATCGTCTCCAGATACTCGATCTGCTGATGCACCCAGGGCCGTTCCTGGTTGATGCCAAAATTGGCAAGAACCGGCTCAAGCATGGAGCTGCTCAGGCTCTCATTCACCTGTTCCGCCAAGGCCCTCAAGATGATGAGGCGCGCTTCCTCGCGCATGATTTTCATATAGTCGATGCCGATGCTCATTGTTTGCCTGCCGTTTCCACCAGTAGCTGGTTCATTCTTTCGTTCGTGGCTTTGATGGGCTTGAGGGTTTCGTTCAGCGTGTCGAGGCGGCCATTCACCTTCTCAAGGGCAAGCTCCAGACGGTGCTGGCTTTCCCGGTCTGGCAGGTGGCGCATTTCCCCTTCGATCGCCTGGATGCGGCGGTCGTGGTTAGTCAGCTTGTTCTCATGGGCCTCGATGTCTTTGCCCAGGAGTGCGATTTCGTCGCGGCCGCTCTTGATGTCGGCCTCAAGCTTCTTTTCACCGCTGGAAAAAAAGCCTTTGAGATGACCAAGGACGGCGAGAGTGGAAAGAACCAGCGTCAGCCAGGGAATGATTTCGGTCGGCGTCATCGGCGGGCCTTCTCAAACTTCGTCTGACAGACGATGCAGCGCGTGGCTGACGGCAATGCGATGCGGCGCTCGCGGGCGATGTCGTTTCCGCAGTCCTCGCATTCCAGCGTGCCAGGCGAGCGCAATGCCCGCGACGCGGCGGCAATTCCTGCCTCGCGTTCCTGTTCAGTTCGCTGCTCGGCCAGTTCCAGGGCGGCGTTTCCACCGAAATTCATTGCGAGGTCTCCGGCATGTTGTCGATCGCCGCGACGGCAGCAGCTCGGCGCGCATCGCAGGACAGGATTTCGGTTCGGTCCGCACTCCAGCGGGTCGCTACCTCCCGCTGTGGAAGATCGCGGTCAGGCAGATCGCCGGGAAAGCAAGGCACACGCGATGCCGGGGGAACGGCAGGCTTGACGGTACGCAGCACGAGCGGAGCCTTGCTTTCAGTGGGGGAGCAGGCGGACGCGATCACGGCCAAGGCCGCAATCATCGCCATTCGGCAAAGCCGCATTCTGTGTCTCCAGTTCTTCGTTTCGCGCGCGCAGCGCATCGATCTTTGCGGAAGTGGCGGTCTCCAGGTCGAGCGCGTAACGAACCTGAGCCGCCTCGGCGTTGGCGGCCTTGGTGTTGGCGGTCTCGATCGCGGCCGTCCAATGGGCATCGCGCTCGGTTTTCGTTCGGCTGACAGCCCGTTCCACCATGCCGTTGACGGTGGCGATGGTGAGCCAGCCGAGAAAGAGCGCGGCTCCGATCAGGAGGAGCACGATGATGACAGGCCTTGCCGCCTTCGTTAGCCAGGCTGAAATCATCGTGCAGGCTCCGACATGTCTTCCGGCTGGTCTCGCGGCATGTACGGCGGTTGTGAAGGCGGAACGTTTTCGTTTTGAGCGGCGGCCTCGAAGTCCTTGCTGCCATAGTGGCGGTGGACACCGAGCATGGCAGCGATCAGCGTCAGCAACGCCGGCAGGGCGATCGTTGCCATGCTGGTTGCCTCGGTCCGGCCCAAAAGCGCGCCGGTGATAAGGAGATAAACGCCGCCCCACGAGGCCCAGAATGAACCCCACAGATAGCGTTTCGATGTCCCGTAGGTCGGTTTCATCGGCGTCAGGCCTCGCTCTTCGAGACCGGAGCGCCGGCGCTGGAAAGCTCGACCTTGCCGCCGATCGGCGCGTCGGCCGTCTTAGGCCAGCGGACGCCACCGCTGACGAGGCGGCTTTTATCCACGCGGGTGATCGAAACGGAATTATCCTGGTTGCCGCCGAGGACGTGATAATGCGTCTGGTCCTGGCCAACGTAAAAGCCGACATGTCCGCCGCCTTTCCGTTCGAAGACAAGGACAGCACCGCGTGCAATCCGGGTTTCGACGCCGAATTTTTTCCAGTTCAAAGCGCCAAGCGGGTTGGCCAGCAACGGTTCTTTCGGAAGCGTGTTGGAAATCATGCTGCCGACGAACAGGCCGCACCATGGAATATCGTCATCGGTGTAGAAACCGGCGATCCAGCCGCCGAGCTTCTTGGCCCAGCCCATTATGGTCGGGTTGGATTTCGGACCCGGAATTTCCTTCAGGCCCATGTAGCGGCGCGCCTCACGCATCCACACCGGCTCGGCCGGCACGGGCACCTTGTCGTAGGTGACAAGATTGCTGTTCGGGTTTTTGCTTTGCACCTTGCGGAGCGCATCAACGGTGGCCTGATCGGCGCGGCCGGTGATCGGCAGGTCATAAGCACCCTGAAAGCGCTCAAGTGCTGCAATAACCTCGCGGCCATGCACGCCGTCCATGGTTCCACCGTAAGCGCCAGCAAGGCGCAGGCGACCGATCAGCCATTCATCAAAAGTTTGAGTGGTCAAGGAAAGCCCCGTCATGATGGCAACTGGCGGAGATCGCACGGGCCGATATGGGGGCAAATTAGAGTTTGGGCCTGAAACAAATCAGGCCCGCCGTTGCGGGCGGGCCTTCAAAACATTTCCATCTGGCGGGGGTCTGTCTTCCGTCTGGACTTGAGCGGCTCCCGTTTTCGGGCGCGCTTCAAAAGTCGTTCAACACCGCTTTCGGTCAAGCCGAGCCTTTTGGCAATATCGCGGTTGCTCATTTCAGCATCGACATAGCGGCGGGCGCGAAACTCGCGGGCCAGAGGCACCCTTATATATCCCCCCGGATAGGCTTTGGCTAGACGGTATGCAGCATCAACGCCGATCGTAGAGGAAAGTTCGCTGCGCTCGGGATCAGACGGAACATAAAGCCTGACGCCGGCATGCGCCTCGACCAGGGAGAAAAAGCCGTCTTCGCCAAGCGTCGATAACAGATCAAGGGTGAGGTCTTCGGCCACGGGTCATCCTGTTCGAAATGATGAGCTGCTCTTCGGTCAGCGCCCGCAGGCGTGCTTCCAGCTCGATACGTCGGTGCGAAAAGCGTGGCAGCTTGGCGATCCTTTCCGCCAGTTGGTCACGCCGGTTCTGAAGAACATCGATCTCCCGCTGGTCCGGCCAGCCAAAGAGCGGCATGCCATTCAGGGGAGCGATGTTCCCGGTCATCACTTTTGAGCCTTCTTCAGCCGGCGAACCTGCGGACCGAAATGGTTCATCACCGTGATCCACTCGGCATCGCTCAAATTTCTGTAACTGATGCTTTCGGTAACGATGTGGGTGACAGCCTGCCAGAAGGCATTCGGCTCGGCCGGATGCAGGATCGACCATTGTGCGCGGGCGATCTTGTAGCCGGGGCTTTTCTCGTAAGGCTCGTACGGCAGGCGATCGGCCCAGGCGACGCCGGCCCGCGCAAGCATCCCCTTCATCGCCTCGATGACGCTGGCTGCGTCATCTGGCTTATGAGCGAAACGCATGTCGGAAATGTTAGGCAACTGCCTGCCCATGGCGAAGGCTTCCAGCGCGCTATCGCGGCGATCGTCGATCACGCCGAGATTGTAGCAGGCAATCCAGAGCGCCCGCATCTTCGGCAGATATTTGCCGGAAAGTTTGTGCTTGCCGTCGCGGCCGTCTTGGCGAACCGGTGCTGGTTTCGCGGCACTGCCTCGCAAGCTGACGAGAACCTTCTGCCGCTCCGCCTCGGTCATTTCCGTCGTGGATGTCTTGCCGGTCAAAATATGGAGCTTGGCGCGATAGGTGAAATCGTCCAGCCCGAGTTTCTTCTGCTCGATTTTGATGGCGGCGATGGTCTTGCTCATTTCGACATCCTCCCTGCGGCGTGGGAAGCGATGTCGGTAAGGCAGAACTCGGAAGAGCGGCTTTCGTCGCCTTCCTCGGTCGCGACCAGGACGAACATCTTGCCATTCTTCGCGTGAACAAAATGGCCGTCCCTCAGAAACGCGTCGATCAGCGCCGTCAGCAACTGGTCAGGTTCAAATGTCCTCGGCATCGTAGGCCTCGCTGATTTCGGTTGTGGTGAAGGTGGCTTTGAAAACCGGGATGAAAAAGCGCACATAGACGAACTGGACGGACCAGCCCCGCCGCTGCGCCTTTTCCCAAGTCTCGCGTTTGCGGTATTTGGATGCGATCGCCTTGGCGGCAGTTTCGCCCCATGTTTTCGGCTGAAGCTTTCCGGATGGAGAGCAAAGCACATGGCCTTTGGTGAAGGCCGCAGGGATTTGGCGTTTACTCGTCATGGGCGACAAACTCCAACTCGGCGGGATGGCAATTGCTGTAATGCTTGTCGCCATGGAAATGCACCTTGACGTAGTGCCGATGCTCGCGGCCCTCCGGCTTGATCTTGCCGTAGCGGCCGGTCACCGTGTGCCGGACGAGCCGGTTCACGGTGATCTCGATGCCGTAGTAGTTGCGGATATAATCGTAGCTCACTGGCGCACCCCGATCATGCGAGGCGTCGCTGGAGCGCCGTCAACGCCATGCGACAAGTTAACGTTCGCGCCAGCCCGCCAGCCTGCGTTTTCGGCTTCATCGAATCGGGTCTTGCGCACCTTCGGCTTTATAGTGCCGGTGTGCGGGTGGAGCCGATCCATATAAGCTTCTGCCTCGGCTACCGCATTTGACGATATGCTCTGCGCGAACAACGACCGCAGTCGGGTAGCCAAACGCTGCACCAGCCCATATGTGAAATCGTCTACTGCCTTGCGCTTCGTCTTCGCAGCGCGTCGGCGTTGATAGAACTCACCGGCCCGAAATTTTGAAAGCTCGTGCTTGATCGCATTATCGCAAACTTCGAAAAGATAGGCGGCGATCTGCGGACCGGGTTCACGGCCGAAGAAGGTAACGTCGCGCCCCGAGGTTGGCCGCTCGGAGACCAAAGCATTGCAATTTGCGCAGCTTGCAATCGTATTCCAAAGCAGTGCTTTTGTGGACGCGACCGGCGTTCTTGTTTCGACGGTCGCCTCAGTCATGACCAAGTCGGCAGCGTCGAGGCCGTGATCTCGCATCAGTTGCGCTGCCTTCGCAGCAGCTTCCATCGCCTCTGCCTCGGTGCAACCGCGTGCCGTGGTCCGGTCGCGCAAGGCATTAATACGGCGCTTGATGGCGTCTGTCGTCATGCCACTTCTCCGCGTTCCAGAGGCTGAACCGTCTTTTCGATGAATTCGCGGGCCTGGCCATCATCGTACCGACCGAGAACCAACTCGTAAGGATCGACGCCATCCTTAACGTTGAAACCAACCGTCACGTTGACCGTGGCCCCGAACTTTACGGAGTAGGTAATCTGGTGCAGATCGTAATCTTTCGTTTCGCCGGGTGTGAGGAAGGCAAGAACGTGCCGTCCGTCGACCGAAAAAAGCTTTGCAAAATCCTTCATCGGCCCGCCCTCAGTTCAACGCAGAGGTTTCGAGTTCGGCGGGTTCGATCACGAAATCCTCACCCTCGGAGGAGATCGTCACGCCGTTGACGAGGCGGGCCTTGTCGGGATCGGCGAGCATGGCATCCTTGTTTAGCTCCTCGCGGGTGCGGACGAACACGCTCAGGCCGAGTTTCTTGAATGCCTCGATCGCGGCCTCGACACCGCGAATGGACACCTTCGGCGGGCGGGACCGCCAGTTGATCCGGCCATTGCCAAAATCATGATATTTCACCTTCCCGTCATTGGTCAGGGCAAGGCGGTTTGCTTCGCAGTAGGTCTGCACACCGCGCTCATGTTCCGCCAGTTCTTCCAGCATCACAGCGGTATCGGCTTCAAATTTCTCACCGACAAGGCGGATGGCCTCATCAGCCAACGCCTTCTGTGCTGCGATGGCGCGGCGCAAGACACCGATGCGACCGACTGCAAAAATGGCGTCTTCACGGTTCTGCGGTACGCGAGAGATGGCTTTCGTCTTGGTCTTAAGTGCGTTTTTCAATGTGGTTTCCTCGAAAACGTTGAGCAGATGTCAGGCCGCGTCGCCACCGGACGGCGCGGAAGGTGCAGGGGCGTTGGAGGGCTTGGGGCGAAACTGGACGACGTTGCCGCCGTCCTCGGTGTCGGGCCGCATCAGGCCGAGAACTTCCGCCGTCACCCGGTTCATGCTGGTCAACAGCGAAAGGCGGTCTTGTGAAGCGCGCCGGTTCCACTCGGCCTGCGACCAGGCGTTTTCGAGTTTGCGGGCGAGATCGGCGATGCGGCCGATATGAACTATGACATTCGCCGAGGTCACGCGGTCCAGGTTGATGGTACCGCGCTCATTGACGACCCCGTTCAAATCACGCGCCAACTGAAGCAGGTAGTCAGAAACGCAGTCAGGCTTCGCCGTCATTTTTCTTTCCTCCAAAGTTCGGGCGGATGATGTTGCCTTCGGCCTTTTTCAGAAGGCCGGTGAGTTCGCCGGTCGCGAGTTGCTCGGCAGTCTTGGCGAGCAACTTTCCGGCCTCGCTGTCGCGCAGAATGGAAAGCTCCAGCTCAAGATGGCCGGCCTGCTGTGACAGGGCGCGAAGGGTTTTCAGGACGGTCTGGGCAGAGCGCGCATCCAGCTCCAGTTTCTCGTCCGGCTTCATCTTTCCGGCTTCGGCGAAGATGCTGGCGAGATACTCCAGATGAGTTTTCAGGGAGGGAGCCGCCGATGTCATAGGCTGTCTCCCATGTCGCGGTTCTTCCAGGCGGCCTGAAGGTGCTCCAGGCGAACGCCTTCTTCGCCATCGCCGATGGCGAGCATGGATGCGGCTTTCATGGTGCGGTCGATCTGGCGAAGCGCACCCGGCTTGCTGGCAATACCTTTCAGAAAGGTCGCGCAATCGGTGCCTTCCTGAACCCCCCAGGCCTTGATGAGGATCGCAGCGTCCGCAGCCGGATCGCGTACGGTGCGAACCTGTCTATCAAATCGGGAAAGCACCTGTGCGCGGCTGGCGATTGAACGGCCGAGGTCTTTCACAAAAGCCGTGGCCGTGTCCTCGTTGCCGAGAAGAGCAACGCCGCACTGGTCGTTATCGACGAAGTGCCGAAGCTGGTTGATAGCGTCCGGAACCGCGTTCTGCGCTTCGTCGATGACGAGCAGGGAACCTTCGCCGACGCGCTTCAGCTTGGCTCCGAGTGCACGGACGAACTTCGCGGGATTGTGCTCCTGGACTTCCAGCGCACCGCATAGCTCGACCAGCATGCCGTGAACCGTCTTGGTGCTCGGGCTGAGCGTGGCCATGAATACGTGAGGGCGGGTTGCCGCGAAATGCTTCGCGGCGGCAGTTTTTCCGGAGCCGGCGGGCAGCGTGACGCGGATGAAACCGGATGTTACCTGGGCGAACAGAAGCGCGTTGAACACGTCCTGCCCGACTGTCGTACGCTGAAAAGGGGGCGAAACCGGCATGATGGCGGCCATGTTTTGGCTCGCGTCGAGCGCATCGAGCCAGTTAGCCATCTGCTGGTTAATGTTCGACAGAACGCCGAGATACTTGCCGCTGAACCACGGCGAAAACGTGCCGTCAGGGACACCGGAGCGACGGGACACTTCGGCTTTGGACCAGCCATAGTTTGTGGCCGCGTCCAAGGTGCGGGCTGCAAGCTTACGCCATTCGGCAACGTCAGAAGCCGGATGCTTGGCGTTAAACTCGATCGTCGGTTGAGACTGTTCCCACACGCTATTTGTGTTGGTCGTCTTTTTCATGCTAAGGTTCCTTTGTTCAATTGTGGGGCGGCCTTCGGGTCGCTCATTTTTTTTTCGCCCTGTTGGACTGGAACCGTACTCAGTACTTTTCGGCTCTTCTCTTGCGGGCAGGCTTGCCGCCTGCCTCGGTATTCCCCGTGGGGAATTGGATGATTGCGCTTTCCCCGCCCGCCACTCTGGCGAGGCCACGTGCAAAACTGTCTTCGAATTGATCGGCGCTGACCGTCTCGACCGGAGCATGTGCGAGGTTTCCGGTGACGAGGCGCGTGACGACGGAACGAACCGGCGTCTGCGGACGCTTCGCGGCTTCGGCCTTCCGGCCTTTCTCCATGATCTCGCCAAGCTGCATCGGTGAGAGCGCCGCATTGCTCTTGGCCACCGCCTGAAGGTTCTTGACGTGCGTCTTGCGTGCCTTCTCCTGGCGACGGGCGGCACCCGTATCGGCAAAGCCGGTTTTAGCCAGGCAGTCGGCATCACAAAGGAAGCGGCCTTCCGGGTCGTAGACCTTGACCGGCTTGTGCAGGTCGGCCGGGTCGAAACGAACCGTCAGCTTCTTGCCGATCCACTCGTTAAGCACCGCGTTCCAATAACGGTTGCCGTGCATGTGGATCGCGCCGTCCGGCTTGCGTGCCGTGATGGCGACGGCCGAGAGCATCCAGAGCGAACGCTGCGCCATGCTGGCATAGCGAACGATGGTGGACGGGTCCGCGATCGACGCGTCGAACGTCTGCGCAAAGCTGCGACCGTTGGCGGTTTCCGTCGTGCGGTTCAGCCGGTGATTATGCTCGTCAACGCAATAGGCGACATGTTGCTGAAGGGTTTCGAGCGGCACGGCGCTGTTGCCGTAGTTCTCAGGCTTCGCGTCCGGACGGTTGCCGGTGTAGCAACCCGACATGGATGGATGCTTGGAAATTTCCTCGGCGAGATCGCGCCAGGCGCGTTCGATCGGCTTCGACTGACCGGAACGCGGCTTCACGAAATGCGGTTCGATGTCGAGGGTCTTCAGGAGGCCGGCAACATCGTCCTCGTTGACCTTGAAGCGGTGGCGGGTCTTTGCGCCGCCCGAAATCATCTTGCCCGCAAAGGCGCGGCCGTTATCCATATAGATGTGATAGGGCAGCACGCCGTCATGGTTCTCGATCATCGAGCCGATGCAGGTGCGCACGGCCTCCCATGTCTCGGCCTCGGCAAGCGTCCACGAAAGAACCTTTCGGGAATAGATGTCCTGAATGCCGATAAGGATGATGCGCACCGGCGTTTGAGACCACGGAACCCGAACAAACAGATCGAGCTGGTGACCGTCGGTGTTGACGATCTCCATGGCGTGCAGGTGGGCCACGGTGCGTTTCTGCGCCGGGAAAAGCTGCTTTGCCTTGTCCTTGCCTTCGCGGGCGATGATCTGGGCGGCCTTCGGCACTTCCGCGTCAAGACGGCGACGCAAAGAACGCTCCGAAGGGATCGGTGACAGGTTCTGGTCGTTGGCAACCATCATCATGCGGCGATAGCAGGCGCTAAAAGACGGGCGTTCCGGCCGCAGGAAGTCGGATTTCAGGATTTTCCATGCCTCCGGATGGCAGGGGGTGACATCGGCGGCTTCACCGTTGGCGCTGCCCGCGAAAGCTGGAGCGAGGGCGGCAAGCCAGTCCTGGCGGGAATGGCCTTCGACCATCTTGCGCCATTCGTAATAGGTGGCGGGCACGATATCGGCCCTGCGGGTGACGTGGGCGACGGCATGTTTCATGCTGATGCCCGAGGCCCGCAATTCCTCAACTTCCGTCAGGACGGCGAAGCGGGTCTTGCAGATCGCCTTATGGGCGTCTGAAAGGGCCTCAAAACGATCCCAAAGCATCTTAGAAAGCTTCGTTGGGCGCGGATCGGTCGGCTCGGCATTGAGAAATGCGAGCTTGGCCTGTGCGACGGCGGGCAGGAAGGAATAATGGTACTCAAACCCGCCGCCTTGGCCGGCCTTCGTGCGGGCTTTCGCGGTGGATCGCACACCGGAGCGAGCGACAAACAACTCAAGACCTTGGCGCGTGCTCGGGATGCCGGGCAAAGCTGCCTGGGCCAATTCGGCGGACGTGAACCATTCTTTCTTCATTTGCGCACCCGACGAATGTGCACTGGCGTCGCCTGAAGAACTTTCAGTTCCTGGGCGAGCTTCTTTTGCTCCTGGCGAATGCGGGACATTTCCGCGAGGCGGGCTTCGTCGCCTTCGAGCAGCAACAGGCCGTCATCGGAAACGACGACATCCCAAAGCCAGAAGGCGTTGGTCGCACGGACAAACGCCTTGAAGCGCGGCATGCTGATATCGTGGGCGGTCTTGCTTTCAGCGGTGTAGCTGTCGAGAGCCGACTTCGAGACCTTGTCCAGGCCGAGATAGTAAGCCATGCGCGCCGCGATCGTGTCGCGGTCATACTGGCACTCACGGATGGCACGGGCCATTTCGCGTTTCAGGGTCGAACGGAAGCGGTCGATATCGAGACGTTCCGACGCAGAGCGCACTGGAAAAACCGTCTCTTTGAAAAAGTCCATCTGGTTTGGGTCGCGTTTCGTGCTCATGCTGCCTCCTCGCGGATCGCAGCCATGAGGGCATCCGGCGTGTTGGACATGCCGATGTGCTCAAGGAAGCTATCGCGGGTTTCCTCGCTCGCCTCGTCCCAGGCGGCGATCAGTTTGGTGAGGATGATGGATTGAGAAGGGGCGGGCGGCGTGGTGACCAGAACCGGGGGCTTGGTGAAAGCCAAAACCTTCTTCACATCCGGCGTGTGCTTCAACGCGGCCGCAACAGCGATCTGGTCTTCGCGAGGAAGCTTGGCCAGCGTCAAAAGCTGCGACTGATCGTTTTCAGCCGTGGTCCCGCGCACCGCTTGTCTCAGCACCGGATCGAGATTTTTCCCGATGCTGGTCACCTTTTCATAGGTGCTCTGACCAAAGCCGAAGCGCTCTTTCACGCGCTCGGAAAGCTCCCGCCCGCCAGAGAAGATATTTCCGTAATCGTTACGGTTTTTTTCTGAAGGCCGGCCGCGCTTGATCTCGCCGTGCTTCTCTTCCCACAGCTCGCGGTACTTCATGACGAAGATCGCGCGATCGAGCGGGTTCAACTCGTTACGGTAGAGGTTCTCGGAGATTTCGAGCAGCTGCGCTTCGACGGCGTCAGCCTTGACGACAATGGCGTCAATCTCCGTCCAGCCGAGCAGCGTCGCGGCGGTTGTGCGATAGCCGCCCGCGACCAGCGTATAGGGAGTTCCCTTTTTCGCTGGCGTCTTGCGGATCATGATCGGGCTGATCTGCCCGTGTTCAGACATCGAGGCGGCGATCGCCTCGGCATAATCCATGTCGATCGGGCGCAACCGCTCACCAACATGGATGCTTGATAGGGTGGCGCGGATGAACTCAGCCATAAGAGGCGTCCTGTCCGGCCGAGGCCTCGTAGAGCATTTCCATAAAGGTGTCTTTGGCGCGGGCGGCAATGCGCTCGTAGGCTTTGTCAAACAGCGGTTCGAAGCGCCGCGCCTCGACGACGCGGACAGCCTGCATGACAGTCCAGCGGGCAACGCCCAGGAGCACGACCAGGCGGCGGCGCGGCACGCCGAAATCGATATGCAGCACATAGATCGCCATCTGCCGTGCGAGCTTCGCATCGAACATTTCGGCAGGCGGGTTGATGATGTGGCGGAGTGGCAGGTGGTTGAAATGCGAACGACTGGCGCGGTAGGTGGCCGCCACCATCGCCTGCAAACGTTCTTCATCGGAATAAGGATTTACCATCGAAACCTCGGAGTTCGTCGCTCGGCGACGGCATTGCGGCAGTTCGATGCCGGGACGGTGGGACGGGATATTGGCCGCCCCGGCATCTGGCGTCGCTCCCTGGGGGTAACAGAGCGACGGTTCGGGAAATCAGCGGGATTTGTTGGCGTCGGAGCGCGCAAGCAGGCGGCAAAGCTCGGGCTGCATGTCTATGGTCAGGCAACCGACAAGTTTGTCGTCGATATCTGCATCGCCTTCGCCAAGCAGCAGGTCGACGAGTTTGTTTCCAGCCGTCATATGAACATCGGCGTCCATGACCGTGGCGTCAGCTTCTGCCGTCAAAAGCTCTGTCAAAGCCTGCTGCACGATGGTGTCGTCGAGCGTGATCGATTCCGGGCTGTAGCCGGCCGAGAGCTTCGCTTCGTTGAGGGCATGGGCTGCAACGACGATAGCGCGGGCATTCCGCAGTCGCTCGGCATCGACAGTTTCGAGATCGACGACGCAGGCCATGGAACGTGGCTTTTCTGTCGCCTGGGGCAGAGGCTTGGTAACCATGGTTGGAGCCGGGCTGAAAACGAGAACGTCGGACGGATGCGGGCGGTCGATCAGGCCGTTTTTGACCCGTTCATGCCAGTGGGCGAACTCGTCAAAAGTCGGACCCTCGACATTGCGCTTTTTCACAGCGTTTCCGAAGAAGTGGTAGGCCTCTCTGGTGGACTGCCCCCGCTCGACGATGTTGTCGAAAGTGGTAATCACTAGGTCTTTCACCCGTAGCGGGACACGGTCGAAGAAGGGCACGGCGACGTGATTGCGAACTGCTACGCTCATAGAGCTACTCCATAGATTTTGAGGATGGTGATGAGTGCGGCCGAAACGCCCGCGAACGCAGGACTAAAAATCAGCAGGGTTTCGGCCCACCGGCACACGCGAGAGTGCGACGGAATGAAAATCGGGCTGTCGAAATTGGCATGCGGTTTCGTCATTGTGGGGTGTCTGCTGATCGGCGATTGTCGGGGTGTGGAGCGGTCGAGAGATTGGGACTGACAGCCGGGGCGAACGAACGCCTTGCACTCGTGCGGTAGGCTAGAGCAGCAATCCCGAACCGTTCCACGCTTCATGCTGCGGCTTGCTCCGCTTCGGCGGCACGACGGCCGTTCCGGTAGTTCTCCGAAGGCTGCGGGCTGAGCCTGCGGCCATCAGCCAGATAACGGGAGAACCAGAGAAGGTGCGGCCGGGTGTCTAGGGCCGCCGCGATAGCGCGCTCACCAGCCACATGTGGCTCGTAGACGGCATTACCGGCCGTGCCAGAAGGCAGGCTGTATTTCTTGTCGATCTCGGCAAGCGTCGTTTTGGCGAGGATGAGCATGCCCTTGATCCGGGCAATTTCTTCCAGCCGCTTGCGTTCGGCAAGGCTTACCTTGCCGTTGTCAGAGACACGGTGCATAAAGGATTCCTTCCAGAAGGGAGGCCCTGACCGGCCTCCTTTTTTGGGGTTATTAATTCTGCGAACACAGAAAGGAATAAATCAGAATTCGGATTTTGTAAATCGGAAATCGGATTTATGCGGTGATTTATTGGCTAGACCTGAGATTCCGTCAAAAACGGCGCTCGGCACGCGTCTTCGTGAGTTGCGAAGAAAGCTTGGCGATCCTGAAAGAGACGTGTTTGCGGCCCAGCTCGGCGTCAGCAAAACGACGCTAGGAAACTACGAAAAGGGAGACTCGGAGCCGACCGCTTCGGTGCTAGATTCGTATCGCCATAATTTCGGAGCTAATGTCCTCTGGATACTGACGGGCGAAGGCCACATGTTTTCCGAATCCGCGACTGTAACCGAAGGCGTCGATATGGTGGAAATTCCATTGTACGATGTCCAGGCTGCTGCTGGCTCTGGCCTCATTCCCAAAGACGATGGACTACATAACTCTGTGGCCTTCAGCCGCGCCTTCCTGCAAAGCATTGGCGCGAAACCTGAGAGTTGCATCATGCTAGAAGCCAAAGGCGAGAGCATGCTGCCGACCATTCCAGACGGCGCATTCATGATCGTCGATCAAAGCAAGACGGACATCGCCGATGACCAAGTTTTCGTGTTCCGCGTCGGGCCTGGCATTAAGGTGAAGCGAGCAAACTGGCGCATGGACGGCTCGTTAGAGCTGCGTTCCGATAACGAGCACAATGGCTATCCGAAAGAAGTCATCGATGAGGACGTAGCAGATGATCTTTCCGTCATCGGCCAAGTGCTCTCTCTTCTTCGTCGAGCCTAATTTAAGAATCACTCAGAGGTGGCATTGACTCATTTCGCAATGAGAACAAAATAGGAACATTAGTAACGCCAAATGCGAGGTAAGAGGGTATGGCGCCGGCTGATAAGTTCATTGTTGTTCCATTCGCAGAACGGAGAATTGAGATGGTGAATGTCGATTGGAAGGGCGCGCCGAAGAATGCCCGTTGGTGGGCGGTCGATGCCAATGGCGAAGCGCACTGGTTTTGCGAGCCGGACATCGCGGCGTTTACCGACTTCTGGTTTTCAGAGCCGATCGGCGCACCTTCATTCGGCTTCGACGGCGACTGGAGAGCGAGCTTAACAGAGCGCCCGTCACGATTTGGCCTGGTCCGGTAACGCAAAAAGCCGCGTTGCATCTTCAGGCAACGCGGCTTTCCCTCATTCTCTTTGATTTCATTGCAAAAAATTGGATTTTCTCGAACCTGCAAGACAGTTGCATGTTCAATTTGGCTTGCGGCCCGTCGTTCGTGGTGGTTTGAGATATATCCGCGTGAGGCCGCCGAATTCTTAAAGGCCGGTTTTCTGGGCTTTAAGGGGGCTTAAAAGACAGGTAGGGTGGTTTTTGAAGAGTTGTTGAGGGCCGTTCGGGTTTTCGCAGTTTCTGCCACGACGGATCGCAGATCACGCCGCCAGTCTGTCAAATCCGATTTTGATCACTGCCCGCATGCACGCCTGAAAGCCCCTGATTTATAAGGCTTTCTCGCCAGTTCCCGGATATTCCCGGATATTCCCAGAGATTCCAGTAAGTGGTGACAAAGTACAGTCGCCAAAAAAAGGGAAACCCGCCCGCTGTCAAATGCAGCCGACGGGTCTCAACCTTTACCCCCTCCCACAAGGGCGGGTGAACAAAAGCACATCAAATGAATTATGGCAAGATCATGGCGACCATATTGTTGCGGTGGATGGCCCGGTGCGCCAGTTTAGTGGCGGATGGCAGAGTGTGACCACCTCCTTATGCCGCTCATAGGGCGATTGGTAGGACACGACATTCTCACTGCAGCGCATTTCAGCCTGATTCGAATAGACGTTTTGCGCGACGCGTTGGTGATAATGCGTCTTGTGCCGCGGAGCCTGATCCTGGCCATAGACGATCATGTCGGCGGCAAAAGATGCGGCTGGCGCTAGGAAGACGGTGAGTGCGGCAAAGAGGGCGGTGCTTTTGAGATTTGCGGACAT